TTAGCCATTCGAACGTAAATCTTCGTCCAGCTTATCAATTAATTCGCGCTTGCCATCATCAGTACCAAGGTTATAGTATAGTGACATACTAACATTTTTGTGACCCATGATGTTAGAAATATCTCGTGGATTTGCTCCTTCTAATCCGAACGCAAAGGTTGAGAATGCGTGACGTAACATGTGAGGGGCAATATGGAATTCTAAGTCTCTTGACATCTTCTTGAATAGGACAGTTATATACTGCGTGTAAAATGGTCCACCGGAATCGTTTACAAAAATGAAATCATCATCTGTCATGGGACGGCCATTGAGCAGATAAATACCTCGAGCTCGTGCTATTGCTTCTAGCAATATGTCACGGGCTTCTTTTGTTAACGGAACTGATCGGCGGGAGGCAACACTCTTTACATCGGTATAATCACCATATCCGTTTAGTTGTCCCAATACATCTACATAGTCACCGTGAAAGTATTTTAACTTCATTCCAGCAACTTCACTTCGACGAAGCGCATGTGCAGCCAAAACGATGACGCCACGTTGCGTAGCATTGAGGTCGGGTGAGTAACGCATATAATCCAGAACTTGATCGTATTGCTTCCTAGTAAGACTTAAGTCTTGCGGTTCACGTCCGCTATTTGTAATTTTCTTAATAGGGTTTCGTGTAATCAGTTCATTTACTAACGCGTCTGACATAATGCCGCCCATCATAGCAGTAATATGTTGAGAAGTGGACTTAGCTAAGTCGTGCTTAATGACATAATCGCTTAGCCAATTTTGGTACTCAAGTCGCGTCACGTCCTTTAAAAGCACTTTTCCCCAGTAGTCCTTTAAGTAGGCTTTATAACCCTGTTCGCGAGCGTATGCTGTAGATGATCGCCAGGCACCAGACTTGACCTTATTATCAGCATAAATACGCCAATAATCATCAACCGTGTACCGCTTATGAACTGTCACTCGGTTTTCCATCTCGTTGTCATACGCTTTCGCCTTAAAAGCACGGGCTTCATCAAATGACTTAAATCCTTGCTTCTCAATGTGCACGGTTTTGCCACGCACTACAAAAGCAAACTTAACGCGCCAACGCTTGCCTTGCTTAGTAGGATACCACTGAATTTGCGGGTCACGCTTTTCCTTGGTATAAGTGTACTTATTTGCCATATAAAAATCTCCTTGATTATGCCCTAGCAAGACAATCATGGAGTGTCAGGACAGTTTAGGGACTTATCCAGGTCACGAAATTGTTCGTTCGAAAAGGGGGTACATTTGGCCTGATGAAATTAATGAACGGGGATAGTTGTATACACTGTTATCGATTTAGTTAACAAAACTTTTTGAATGTCAGTGTCATCCGTTAATATAGCGGCCGATTTATTTTGAGCCATTAAAATAAGAATGGCATCCGTGAAATCCAGGTGTTCAGTTGTAACTAATTTAACTGCTTTAGAGACAATAGTTGGCTCTCCTTCAACGTAAGAGACATCCAAGCCCTGATTTTTGAAGAAATCTGATAAGTACGTTACCGCTGATTTTGCGATTGACAAATATTCATCTGAGTTTCTGAAATACCTTTTATAATGGTCGCCCTGATAATCTCTAGTAGGATTAAAATGCCCAATTTGGTCATGATAGTAGCCGCGTAGGTACCGATTTAAATATTCTGAATAAACGTGGCTAGATACTAAAATTGGTATCTGTCTCATAATTAATGTTTTCAGTACTTCTGCATATTTTTCATCTGGAATATCTGTGGTACCGGGGACTTGGAGCCAATTTAATAGATAGTTAGTATCAAGAATGACACTTTTAGTATTCCTGATTTGTTCTGTAAGAATATTAACGATGGTATTTTGAGGTTGTTCTGTCATAGTTAATTGTTTCCTGAACGCTTTTGTTTAGCATTTTGAATCACCTCAACTACTTTTTCGTATTGAAGTGGCTTGATTGCATTTGGGTTTATTCGTACAAACTTTGAAAGTACATCAGGTTCCGCGATTGAGTATAAATTGCCGATAGACAAATTCAAAAATGCTGTTGTTAAAGTTTTGATATTTGAAAAGTCCAGCACACTGACTGTTTGCTTATCGATGTTTGATTTAATTTCATCAAATAGAACTAATGCATCCGAATTTGTAACGGCGACTTCTGAATTTATTACGTCGGCAACCTTTACAGTGATTGTGTTATACATTTTATTTACCTCTTTTTATTCTAAAATGGTAGTTCGGTAGTATCTGGTTTTATAGTATCTTTGTTTTTCATTTTATCCAAAACTTTTGAACGTGAAAATGAAATTTTTACATATGTTCCGGGGTATTGATATGAAAGCTTGGTTTGGGTTACGTGTCCATTATCGTCCATTTTCCAATATCCGTGACCAGAAACAATTATTAAACTTCCAACATTCGTTAATCGATCCTTTATTCGATATAACCCCAATCCACGAGCGTGAGCATGAGTTTTAGAAGTCATGCTTTTTTTGGTAGCCCAATCAATTCTTTCAGAGTCTGACGTTAGATGGGGTGTCTCGTTCTGAACCGTAATAGGGATTCCAATTCCCAAATCAGCAATTGATATTCGAAATTCATCTTTCTTTGGATAAAATTGGCCAGAAATAAGCATAAGCGTACTCCTAGAATGTTCCAATATATTACTAACTAATTCAAAAATAGAGTCTGAAAATTCAACTTGGTCTTCAGCAACTGAAAAATTCTTTTCCCATTCTTGGTGAGAATAAACTTGTTGCTTTAAGTATGTTAGAACAACATTTTTAGCAGTTGCCTCTGTTAAATCAATTACGTTGAAGTCAATTGCGGTATTGTATGTATCCTCCATCTTTTCTACCGGAAGATAGTGGGGCAAAAGGTCATTCTTTAATAACGTTTGTTCTGCGGCAGTTTTGCTTTTGTGAGTAGCAATGTATTGATTTATTTGAGGGTATTCGGTTTTTACTTTTTCGAATAATGACCCTAATAGCGAAGAAACCTCTCCGTCAATCCATTTCATATTTGCTGTATTGTAGTGCACTTCCTTAGTGAATGGATCGATTTGAGAAAATTGTTTCAAAAGAGAATTTATCGTTGCCTCGTTTGAATATACAGAAGATGGAAGCATGATAGTTACTTTGTCTGGCATTAAGGATCTCCTTTTCGAAATTATATTTTGCGATTTAACATATTAGAGTAAGAAAGTTGTTTTGACACCATTACTATGGTTGAAATCTTTAAATTGCAGTAGAAAAATGATTTTAATTGAGCTTGTGTTTATCCAAAAACTCCCTGATATGTTCGTCTTTCAGGTCACTAAATGTGTTGTAAGTACGCTTTTCCCAGTTAACTAATAGTTCATAGTAGTTTTTAGAAACGTCACCGCCATGGATAAATCGATCAACCATAGGTGGTAATTCAGAAAAGTCAGGCTTTAGTGTCGTGTCACCTCTGAATAACCACATTTCGTATTTGACGATTGTGTCACGCTTTTCTTTTTCTGAAATCCCTGATTGGAATTGTAGCCACGCTTTGAGCATCTCTAGTGGGGCAGTGGATTCATCTTGCTTAATGAAAGCAGTAATTTGCCGTTCGCGTTCTGTGGTTCCTAAAACACCATTCTTTTTATCGACACCGTGAATGAGTGCGCGTTTTGTTATGTCGTTCATGATTGCATCCTTTTTATAATTACTGATATGTATTTCGCCAATAGAGGCGAATGCTATTTATGATAATTATGGTTTGAAAATACTTACGATTTTATTTGCCCAATTCAGAACGTCATCAATATCATTGGCGAGTTTATTCTCACCAAAAATGATTAACTTGTTTTCTATTTGTACGAATACTGCTGTGTCACTTCCCCATATAACATCAAGATAGTTGGTTCTTGAAAGTTCTCGTATGAGTTCTAAAGTATCATCAAGAGAGTACTTGATTTTAAGTGTGTCGTGTATATCTTTTAATCCACCAAGTGATTTGGCTTCTTGTTTGTTTTTTCCGTCATTAACATTTTTCCCGTACTGTTTGTATATCAAAACAGCTAAACGTTGCGCATCTTGTGTTAGTTCAGGTGTCTCCATTTAGTTTCCCCCAAGAAAAGCTTTTAACGTGGTTCCTATCTGCACGTATAATATGTATCCCGCCAACCAAGCGGGGGCAAAGATTAACCAAGCAATTCAGCCTTCTTACGATCGAAATCATCTTGTGTGATGATGCCGTCATCAAGTAGTGACTTAAGTTCACGTAAATCGGACAAGTTGCTATTTGAGGATGCCTTTGTTTCAGGTTGGGGCTTCTTTGCATCCATGCGTTCCTTTAGAGTAGGGTAGTTATTAATTGCAGAGTGAACGTTTGGCAAATCGTTTTTCACCCATTTTGCAATAGCTAGGAATGTATACATGATATGCTCAGTTGATTTTCCGTCAGCTGAATTAATTACCAGTTTTTCGCCATTAAACATGAGACGCCCATTGATGAACTTTGACTTCTTATAAGAAATCACGCCCAGATCAGAAAGTGGAATGAATTTGTCATTATCGGTAAATTGATTCACCATGTTAATTCCCATGAACAGCAATCCATCTTCTTCAAAACTAATTACGTATATTTTGTTTAGTAATGCGTTCCAACCACCAATCAAATATTCAAGCTTATTGCTTGTTTCGACATACGCTAGGCGTGATGTGTCGCCAGAATAACCGAGACTTACTTTCTTTGCAGCAATATCTTCTAGTTTTAAGGCACTTGCCATTTACCCAATTCTCCTTAAGCTTTTAACGTGGTTCACTTTTGCACGTATGTATGCCACCTTGAGTGGTGGCTTTTGATTACTCCTTCATTTGTGCGAGTTGGCATGATTCACACATAGCAACATCATACCCGAAATCATTAGGAGCTATAAGAGTTCCACAACCGAGACATGGCTCATATTTTTTTTTGTCTACTAGATATGAATTTTTCTTGGAATTTTTTTCGTATTCATCTTCTTTTGCCGACATATTAATAATTCTCCTTAAGCTTTTAACGTCAATCCTGCCTGGACGTTGTTATATCAATTTTTTACCTACGTGATTTGTATCTGAGTGGTGTCTTGTGGTGCATAGCATGAATTGTGGATTTGTGTTCATGAATTGTGGATTTATGTTCATGTATTCTCATACGTATATAATTGTCAATCGTTATGCTTAAAATAATTAAAGACGCATAGGTTGAGAAAGAATCGGCGGCATCTTTAGGTAGTACAAGCAAAACTAACATTGAAACGATGACTATATTTAAAAAGATAGGCCCATCTTTTACTACGAATGGTTTACTAGTTTCTTTGAATGCAAATTGAAGTATGCGTAGTCCAACGATAACAATTACTAAAGTGATAAGCCAAATGAAAAATAAATGCCAAAAATGGCTATTTCCCAACCCACTTTGAACTGCCAAAAAAAGAGTTTGTTGTGATTTATTTGTTGATTTTTCCGGTGGAAGTACCCACTCAATGAGTGCGTCAAATGAATAGAAAACAACTAGATCAACAAACACGTAGACTAGGAACAGACCGACATATTTACCAATAAGTTTCGCTAATTTTAATGCTTTTTCCATATGAGTCATGCTTCCCGTATTACCTCATTAACAACTATCTCAAAACTACTAGGCAAGTTAAACCAATCCATAAAGTCATAGTAGTTTCGATTTTCTAAGGGGATGTCTTCATAGATGATTTTAGCTAGTCGCCATACCATCCCACGGTTAGCGATTCGCTCAGCGTTGTTTTTAAAACCGATACTAAACTGATAACTTTTTGCTGAGCCGTCTCCGTCTAATACGTGAGACAACTCGTGAGCCTTACGGGCAACAACAGGGACGTCACTGTCTGAAACGATATTAATCACTATTAGGGGACGTTTGTTTTCTCTAATGAATACGACGTCGGGATCATATGTCTCGAACTCGTCATACATTATGTTGATGCCAGCTGCTTTAATTTGTGCGTCAATTCTCTCTTCTAAGTCTTTAAAATCCATATGGTCTAATCCTCGTCACCATCTACAATTTTCAAGATGTCGAGGATTTTTCTTTTGGCCTTGTCTGAGAGTTCCTTACCTTGGAATTCCATGACAACACCTTGCTTGCGGAGTGCTTCGTCTAGGTTGATGTGTTCAACTTTCTCGCCATCAACATGCCGTTCTACTAAATCGGCCTTTGAAACGCCGAAATAATCCGCCATGGCTTCGATTTTATCTATACGGGGGTAGGAAACGCCGTTTAACCAATTGTAGACAGTTGATCTCTTAATGCTGAGGTCTGTTATTAGGTTAGCCGGGGTCTTCCCCTTCTTATTGAGGTAGAACTTTATGTTCTCCGCCATGATTTCATTTGCTTCGTTAGCCATTTTAAGCCTCTTAATATTTTCTTAATTAGTTATTCAATACGTTGATATTACTGCTTTACACGTGGGTTTTCAAGCCATTAAATGGGATTTTCCCATTAAAAAGTGTGTTTTATGTTGCTTTTACCCATTTAATGGGTATATAATTATCACATCAAATTAAAGGAGGTTTCAGAATGAGCGTTAAATTAACGTTGAAAGCACTCCGAGCAAATAACAACATGACGCAGCCACAATTAGCTGAAAAGATTGGTGTATCAGTAAGTACGGTACAATCTTGGGAAAATAAAGGCGTTCAACCAAGAGCTGATCAAATTGCTAAATTGTTGAATTTGTTTCATGTTAATTTTGAGGATGTTATTTTTTTCTAGTTATTTCCCATTTAATGGGTATTGTTAAAACTTTTTAAAGGAGGTCAATTATGGCAATTGAAGTACAAATCTTCAATGGATTGAAGATTAAGGAAGTAAACGGACAAGTGATGTTCGATGCAGAAACCACAGCAATCGGATTGGGAATTACCCAGGAAAAGAATGGGGTCACTTATGTTCAATGGAAGCGTGTAAATAACTACTTGAATAATGTTTCCGCACATGTGCGGAAAGGAGAAAATTCCCCACTCGTGGGGAAAGGTGATTTCATCACGGAGCCACAATTCTACAAGTTAGCAATCAAGGCAAATAACGAAACTGCTGAACGTTTTCAAAATTGGGTGACTGAGGAAGTCTTGCCAAGCATTCGAAAGACTGGTGGTTACCAAGCGGCACCAATGACCTTGGATGAAAAGTTGGCTTTGGCACTTACATCAGAGCAAGACACTCGACAACGAGTTGGTGCACTAGAAGGAAAGGTTGAGACGATTATCATCAATCAACCTCTAAATGCGACTGACTATGACGCTGTTACTAAAGCGGTAAGTGATCGTGTTCATGATTGGGCTCGTGCCCACCGAATTCCAACTAAGAAGCGTGGCCCTTTGTTCAAAGACCTTAATCATCAGATTAAGCAGGTAACGGGTGCTGGCAATCGAACTCGAATTAAGTCGTCGCAATATGACGTTGTTATGAGCTTCATTGCAACATGGCAACCTTCAAGCGCCACGGTTATTCAAGTTCAACAGATGGAATTGGAGGTGTAGTTATGTTTAATGCACAATCGGCTGCAAATTCAGCCAAGACAGCCTTAACTGGGTTAATTGATGAAATCAGTGTTGACCTTGAAAAGGCAGCGACACAGGGATACACAACATTGAGTTATCGTCGCGTTGGCTCTGAAATTCGTTTTGCCGAGTCAGTTGAAGTTAATCGCCAAACGTTTGAGGAAGCGGGATACGAGGTAAGCATTACCGAAGAAGTTGTTTCGTTGAATTGGGGAGATTTGTTGTAAGGAGGATTGAACCATGGCACAGCAATCAGACAGTGCCCTCGGGTTAGCAGTTGAGGGCCTAGAAAGCTCGTTAGAAAAGCTATTGGAAGATGTTCGACGTTTACGACAAGAAAACGAGCAATCAGTTTGGCGAAATGACAAAGATGCGGCCGAAGGAACCGGATTAGGTCCTTATTACTGGCGTCGCATTCGCCACTTGGTACCGCATATGGTAATTCCGGCAGACGGCCAAAATCCTGAATCAATTGTTTATCCAAAAGAATCTGTTCGAGAGTGGATTAAAGCCCACACAGAAACGTATTAAGAAAGTCCCTAGCAAGACAATCGTAGAACAGTAAAAAAGGAAACATGAGGTGGATTTGATGTCAGACGTGGTGGTCGGAATGGCTATTGTTGCTGTAGTGATGGCAGTTGTTTTAATGGCGTGGGTATTTGATTTTATGGACGCACACAACTTGCCTGTGCGTCCGCAAGATAGTCGACGTATTAAGAAAGCGATAGATGAATATGAGGGAGGAAGAAAATGAATGATCAAGGTGTAGTGCTTCTGATTTGGATGGTTTCGGCGGTAGTTGGAACATTCATGATGTTGGCCTTGTACGAGTTAGGTGAACGTTTCATTCAACGTGTTTGGCTTAAGTCATGGGGCCCACGAGTATATTTTGCTGGTCGGGCCTTGATTAAGGGTGACGTGAAGGTTGCTCGTAAGTAACTGAATAACCGTGTCCGTCGTTCAACTAGGATGTTGAGATACTACAACGAAATGTTTCCATAAGTGATTTCGTTTCGACATCCGAGTTGAGCGACGGACAGAAAGGAGATTTTATGCAAAAAGATGAACGCGAAGCGATTGAAAAAGCAATCAAGGTATTGGAACAAAATGATCTGCTATTGATTGTAGAAACCGATGCTCTTGGAAATACGTCGTACAACATTCAAAAAAAGCCTTCTATCGCTCGTGAAACAAGTTATGAAGACTTTGTGATGCAACAGCAACGCAATGAAGCTAAAGACACACGCACGACAAGTATTATCGCCCTCGTTGTTTCGATCGTTGCAGTGACGGTAGCAATTTTTAAATTAGTGGTGTAGCAGAGAGATGAAGAGTGCGATTACTGAAATGATTAAGGCTGCCCAAGAACGGCGGTTCGACCAAATTTCATTCGCTAAAACAACCGCTTGAGTTTTACCCTCTTCAGTAATTTTGAAAAGCCCATTGGATATGAATTCGCCACTGTCCCAGTCACCAAGTTCTGAAACATAGTGATGATTAATAGCCCATTGAAGTTCGGGATATTTAACGGTGTTCAGTGGTTTTGGGTCTTTTGAAACGGCACGCAGGACTTTAAGTCTGTTGCGCTTAAATGATGCGATTGTTGAAAACATAGTAATACTCCAAGAATTAGTTTGCTTTAAGTATATCAATGAGGAATGACAATGAATAACAAGGACAAAAAAATCGCATCAATGGCGGCAACCAATGATGCGATGGGTAATGAATTTTACACGTTCAATTACCCTTCGATTTTATCACGGGAGGCGAGTGTATGACTAGCTATGAAACGTGGGCGGTGCTTGATACCGGCAAAGTTGTTAGGACAATCGAACCGGTTTATCACCCTGAATGGGCCAAAGCACCGGATACAACATACATCAAGTTTCAAGAACCTGTAACAACGGAGGATTAAAAAATGACAGAACAAAACTTCAATGTAACGACGACGCAGACACAACAGTTGATTGCTTCATCCGTTGCAAATGACTTCAAGGGGCTGGTTGAAATACAAGGGTTCAAGGTTCCAGAAAATTACCACGTTGCGAACGCATTGCAAGAAGCTGTGGCAATGTTGCCAACAATTAAGGGAATTGAGAACGTGACACCAGATTCAATCAAGAAGTCACTGTTCGACATGGTTGTTCAAGGACTGAGCCCTGCAAAGACGCAAGTTTACTTCATTGCATATGGTCGTCAGTTGCAAATGCAACGATCATACTTCGGTACTCAGCAAGTTCTGAAGCGATTGCCTGAAATTGCAAATATCGCAGCATTCATTGTTCACGAGGGCGAAGACTTCCAAGTCGATTACAACGAAGACGGCGAGTTGATTGTCAAAGAACATCATACGGATTTCATGAAGTTGGATAATCCAATCGTTGGTGCGTATGCAGTAATCACTAAGACTGATGGTACAAAGCAATACGAAGTCATGACTAAGAAGCAAATTGACGCTTCTTGGGGTCAATCACGCCAACTGAATGTGCACAAGAAGTTCCCAGAGGAAATGGCAAAGCGAACAGTAATCAATCGTGCTGCGAAGAACATTATTAACACGACTGATGATGAAAGTGCACTGGTAAATGCAATTAACGGAACCACTGCAAATGAGTTTGGGCCTGATCCACGAGATGTGACACCTGAAGTTCAGGAAAAGCCAAAGGCGGCATTTGCTCGTATGGCGAAAAAAGACCCCGTGAAGAGCTTTGAAGAAGCTCATGAACAAACTCATGCAGAAGAGCCAGAAAAGGCAGTGGAAGCCCCACAAGAGCCAACAGATACATCAGAGCCAGAAGGAACAGATGAAGTTGTTGCTCCAGAAGGTAGTGTGACAAATGCTCACACCATTCCAGAGATTAAGGCATGGCTAGAGGAACGTAATATTCCATATCCACCAAAGGCAAACAAGCAAACGTTGTTGAACATGGCCGCTGAATATGAATTCAACATGACAAATCGTCCAACAACAGATGATGAAGAGCTAGACATGCCAGATGAACAACCTGATTGGGTTCCTGAAGAAACTACACAAACGGAATTCAGCACAGCTGACTTGTTCCAACCGGAGGCGTAATTATGACAGAAGAATACGACTACTATGATCCGCGTGATGCATTCGTTCATATGCACGCTTCAACTTTCAAGAATTTCTTGTTTGCTGGTGAAGCTGAAGCATTGGCTCAAATGCGTGGTGAATATGAAATTATCCCAAATAAGACGGCTCTGTTAGTAGGTAACTACTTACATTCATACTTTGAATCTTCTGAGGCACACCAACAATTCAAGGAAGAACACCCTGAAATCATTTCTACTCGTGGTGCTTCAAAGGGACAGCTAAAGACGGAATACAAGCTTGCTCAGGCAATGATTGACCGTATCGAAGCTGATGAAAACATCATGGCGCTTGTAGATGGCGCACCTGATAAAGAGTCGGTTATCGAAGGTGTTATTGATGGTGTTAAGTGGCGTGGAAAGTTAGATGCAGTCAATTTCGAAGAAGGATATTTCGTTGACTTCAAGACAGTTAAGTCGTTGAAAGAGTACCACGGCTTAATCGGTGGTGAATGGTCAGAGCACTATGGCGAATACGAAAACTTCTTTATCGGACGTGGTTATCACCTACAAATGGCTGCTTATCAAGAGATGTTGCGCCAAATGACTGGACGAGAGTTTGAGGTCTACATTGTGGCCGTCAGCAAGGAAGATGAGCCACTGGCTGATGTTTATCAAATTTCACAGGAAACGCTTGATGCGGGTCTGGAAGAGGTCAGGACGCATCAACCACGAATTGTTCAACTGATTAATGGTGAGGTTGAACCGGACAATGCGAACACTTATAGCCGACTATATCGAACCAACTTCCGAGTTGATCCAGAAAATGTAGTGACGCTGTAGTGAATAAGGACGCTGACTTAATCAGCCGAATGGGGTGAGAGGCCCGGAAAGGAGTAAAGCATGGGTGGAACATTCGACATGACGGAAGATACAGCCGTCAGGTTTGCTGAATTGATTGCATCTAAGTCGGATACAAAGTTCGACAAGCAGCAATTTTTAGAAAACTTCCGTAAAGGTGCGGCCTCAACGGCTGAGGATATTCCAGAAGTTAGTGGTGTGCTTGCTGATAAGATTGCGCATTTTCGTAAGACTGAGACACGCCGGTATTATCCAATGTCATTGTTTGTTTCAGAAGATGTGAAGTTTTTTGAATTCAAGGATTGGAAAGCACCAACGCAAGAGCATCACGATGTTGGTAAAAAGGCATTCATGGCTGCTAAGAAACTTGAACAAGCATCAGGCAACTATGTATTAGTTGGACGTGCTGGAACGGGTAAGACGGCTTTATCAGTAGCAATGCTGAATGAGTTGATGAAGGTTAAGTCAGGGTTGTTTGTTAATTTAGTGAATTTGCGGTCGTTGATGTTGATGTCAATTAATGATGAGCGTGCCAAGCAAGACTACAACATGATCATTCGTGGAATGAAGGAAGTTGATGTCTTGGTGGTGGACGACTTTGGAAAAGAATCAGGGGCTGGTGGTGCTACTGACAAGATGACGGAAATCTTGTACGGCATTGTAAACGCTCGTATCGGCAAGACAACAATCATCACAACTAATGACAATTTGACTGAGTTGAACGCTAAGTATGACGAAAGTCTTACTAGCCGGCTCATTCCTAAAGACAAGGACAAAATCATCATCTTCCAAGGTATTGATGATTATCGGGAGGCTTAACAATGCAGGACACATTAAATAATGCATTAGAGAGTAACTTCACGCGAATTCCAAATGCGGTAATTGTGGACCCTGTATTCAACGGACGACGTGATGGTGCTTTTAGGGCATGGGTACTCATGGCTAGTAAGCCACAGGGATTTCAATTTTATACAGAGGTTTTGGCTCGTGAGTTAGATATTTCCCGACAAGCTATGGCCGATCGAATGGACTATTTGGTTGAACATGACTATCTCATTAAACAACCATATCGCAGTTCAGGTGGTCAACGTGCTAATGCTTGGACGGTGGTTATTCCGGAAATAGCCATGTCAATTCGAACCAACATGGCTCAACCCAACATGGTTCAAACCAACATGGCTCGACTTGACACTAACAAGAAGGACCCTAAACAAGAAGTATTAATTAACAAGATAGATAAATTAACAAACAGTGAACGTCGGACCGACAAGACAGACGATAACTATAATAATAGCGCTGTAACAGCTGCCAGAACGGTCATCAATCGGTCAATCACTGATAACGACTTAGACTTCGCTTTTGGTCCAAATCAACGCCAAGAGTTAATTGAGTACGTTACAGAGGATGGTATGGATGCTGACGTTGTTGCTGATGCTATCAAGTTAACAAAAGACAGTAATCAACCGTCATTTAAGTACACAGACGGTATTTTGAAAAATCGCTTAGCAAAACATTTGTTGACGATGAGTGCTGTGATTGATAACGAGAAGAAGCGTAACTACGCCTCTGATAAGTATGGTGACAAGCAGAAGAAGGAGATTTGGTAATGGGTGACAAGAAGTTTCGTGTCGTTGCCACAGTGTTTGATGATCAACGCTATTGGGGTAGCTACACATTGAAAGAAGCTGGAAGCAAGTTAACCGAGTTAGCCAAGGCGTTTGAGTTGAGTGACAACGATATTTGGCTAGAACAAGCAATCTAAATTGAATGAGTGTGCCGGTATCGGCGGGTATGGGTGGGCTTAAAAGGAGCGGAGCATGACAAAAGAAAAGAAATTGGCGCAAATTAAAAGCCTCATCAGCGATTTTGCTAACGAGGCTTCCGAAAATGAACTATCAGTGTTGCTAGAGATTGCAGCTCTTGCCAACACTGAATATAACCAGAAGTTATTCAGTCATGTCAACGACGAATGAATCTGAGGCAATTCCACTTTTGATGGAACCGATCGTTTTTTCTGCGGACCATTTAGTAAGGTATGTTTCACTTGTTGCCACGATCTCGTGGTTATCAGATTTGATTGTGAAATAGTACTTAGAGTCAGAAGATTTATAAATAACAAAGTACATGGTGATACTCCTTTCAAATTTATCGTAACAAGTGTTAGCAACCAATCGGACAGACTGCTAACAAAATAATTATAGCACGTTTATGGAACAACACCGGAGGGGGTCGAATGAAACTAAGCAGTTGGATAAATCAGCAACTAAAACAACAGAACAAGTCAGTTTATTGGCTTGCGAAGGAAACCGGCATTGCCACCAGCACGTTGTATGCGGTTATGAATGGAAATAACAAAGCACTCGGATTGGAACGGCTAATTAAGGTCGCGATTGCATTAGATGCAGATTTGAATGAATTAAAAAAATAATCGTCAAAAGAGGTGTGACAAATGGTTAAGAAATTACCAAAGTACATTGTTTTCAATAAGAATGCGGGTTATCGGTCTCCATACCATAAGCCGGTTGATGTGAGTGATGATGTGGAAATGTTGCGAACTTATTACAGCGGTGACGCGTACGAAATTATGCGGGTTGTTCCGTTGGTTGAACGAGAGGAGTGGTAAGAGATATGTGGATTGTTAAGTACAACACGGCGAAGCGCCGTTGGTTCCGAACTGAGAAGGTTACTCAGGTTGAGGTGTTTGCAACACGTTCAGAGGCAGCAATGTATATGCACGCATTGATGAAGAATGGTTATCACCCATGGTTGGAACGTGTTCAAAGTGAGTCGGTTGAACGATTGCTGACATCATCAGTTGAGAATGCCTTCAATTGGGCCCGTGGATCATTTGGAAATTCTGAACTGTCGAGTGTGTCATCTGTAGCGATTGCAGACGCCTGGTGGAAGAGTGGTGAAGCTCAGAATGAATAATCGTTTAGTTATCCCGATGTCAGCATTCGAAATTCCATGGCGTGATAAAAAGTCATCTCCGTTTCGGATGTCACCGTTGACGCTGAATAAGTACGTTGAAATTAGTGGGTTAACTCGTGGTCGGCCAATTCTTAATCGGCACAAAGCAGCTATCCAATACAAAATTCAACCAATCGTCGTTGAAGCAATCACTAATGGACTTGAGATTGAGTATCCAGCTCAATTTAGGTTCGAGTGGTACTTGAAGGACAAACGAACAGACTTAGACAACATTGCCTTCATGCACAAGTTCGTTTTTGACGCGTTTCAGAAGGTTTCGGTGCAAGATAAGGAATTTATGCCGGGAGATGGTTTGAAGTTCGTGGCGGGCCTGTCAGACGTTTTTGCGGGTATCGACAAAGGTAATGAACGCGTAGAAATCACTTGGCAGCATGTTGATTCAAAGTGAGGCATAAGTCATGGAAGACAAACGAGGTGAACCATGGACGGTTGATGAAGTCGACAGGCTGTTTATTTTGCTCAATCAGGGGCTTAGGAAGCGTGACTTGAGTTTCTATCTGTTACGAACCGAAAACGCCATACGAGCCAAACTGTGGCGAATTATGAAAGAGCATCAACGGAAGAAGGAACGGTTTATGTATTTACCTGAAACAACGGTGCGGGGATGGTTCATGATTTTGACCAACAAGCCACTATTTACCGAAATTGAACGTGACGGGTACGTTATCAAGAATATCGGCCCCAACATGATTTCAGTGATTGGCAAAGAAACGGTTAACAAAGAAGTTGGTCAATGGTTATTCAGGAGCGACTTCATTGAAGGTGATCCGCACCAAAACAAAGAAATTATTGAAGATAAGCAAGCAAACGAAACGCAGTTAAGTTTGTTCTAGGAGAAGGATATGTGGGAAGTATATTGGCACACGCCATATGGAACGGTTGAGTACGTTGATGCAGATACTGATTACGATCGGTTGGCCGGAAAGTATCACGGCAAGATGTTTGAAATCGTGGAGGCTTAGTAATGGCACGAGAAATCAAGTTTAGAGCATGGTACACACCGTTTAGTGGAAGTAAATTCGGCCAGAAATTTGTCTATGGAAACAAAGTGCTTTCTTTGCAAAGCATGAATCCAGACCGCTATGTATTAGAGCAATATACAGGCATGACTGATATTAATGGAGCTGAAATCTACGAGGGAGATTTGCTGAAGGACGTTGATGATGGATTTGTTATTGGCGTGGTGAAATTCTTGGATGGAATGTGGCTTGTGGCTGATAACTTCTTAAGCGACGTGCGACTTAATGAAGTCATAGGGAACATTCACGAAAACCTGGACTTAATCAAGGCGGTGGATTGATGCAAGCAGTTAAAAAGGCGATTCCGGTTGATGTATATCAATTTGGCAAAAATGCGGCAGTACCTGATTGGTTTGCTAAGGCGTTGAGTGACAGACGAATTGTTACTTATACGAATGATGAGGCAAATCCGTTCAGCAAATCAGACGAGGTTGAAGTCATTACGTTAGAAGGCGTAATGCACGGTAACAAGGGCGATTATGTCTTACGTGGAAAGCATGATGACATTTGGGTAGTCCGCGAAGATATTTTCAACGACACGTATGAGGTGATCAAGTGACAACGAAGGATGATACGTACAATACAGTGCTAGCACGTCGATTAATCGGTGAGTTGAGGAACGACAAGATTGTTGTGGATAGCATGGAAATGAAGGCGAATGTTGAAAAGAACGTCAAATCACGAGATTACTGGCGTGGATACAACGAAGCAATTGATGATGCAATTAGTCGAATTAAGCGAGTTTGGGAGGTGTGATATGGGTTTGAATTACTCATTTACCAAAACAGTGAATACGGCGGTAGTGATTGAGCGCCAAGGGAGCGGCCGGACAAATCTAACGGATGTTATGAAGGTATCTATCGATAAGATTGAGCGACTTCATAAGGCACATCCTGATTGGTCAGCCTCACGGTTATCAAATGCTGCGTCAGCCACACAAAATTTGGTGATGTACGTTGCTGACATGCACGGTTGGCAGCTTAAGAGTTCTAAGACAAACCATGTACCTAACTTCTCTAAGACATAGAAAAAACGCCAGACACTAACTTAATAGAGCCCAGCGCTTATGTTTTCGTAGCAGATAACATTTTAGCATACGGGGGCAGGTTGGTTATGGCACTTTTGAGAAAGCTGAACGAGAAGGCAACTGAAGCAGCAGTTCGCGACTTCTTTGAATCTGAATTTAAGCACATTAAAGCCCAGGCACGCATCAATCACGTTGATCTAAAGTCTCCGGTGATTAGTGACATGCCTGGGGGCCCAAAGAATGGTAATTCAGTTGAAGAGAAGCTCACGAACCACATGCAAGCGAAGGTATACATGGAACAGGTAAGGCAGGCAATTAACGCAATGCCAGAACCAGAGAAATATTTCTTCAAGTATCGCTATATAGACGATATGGAATGGATTGATATTTCTGAATTAATGAATATGACACCAAGGACGGGGCAGAAGTACATTGGCCGGGCATTACGATATTTCGCTGATGCATTTGCTGATGTTCACGACTTCCGAGTATTTTACGCAGATGATTTAGAATGTTGAGTTGGTTCGCATTCGCTTCGCATCAGGTTCGCGTTTGGTTCGTTTTGAAGTCGCACAGCCTTCGCACGCCCCGTTGTATTATGTTAGGGTCGAATGATTAGGAAACGCATGGCCTATCATTCGACAGTCTTAGCGGTCAATGATTGACATGTGAGATACTCCTTTCGATAAAAGTAGGTAAGTGACAAACAATATAATGGTTGTTCGTAAAGCGCTGGCTGGGCGCCGTTCGGTTCGATTCCGAATGTCACTATTAGTATGTGTGGCGGAATAGGTAGACGCAACGCAAAACGACCGGGTAGCTTACTGCGATTACGTGGGGGTCCGGGCTAGTGAACGACATCAAGAGTCACGCAACGGTCTTGATTTGTCAGGTGCAAATCCTGACCACATGCATCACATAGCAAAAAATAAATTAAGGGATAATCTTCCGTATTTGTTTTAAACGACACTGCCAGTTGCTATGTCTGGCGTACATACTCAAAACTATTAAGGATAAACTTTGATAGTTATTACCGGGATCAGGATTTGTATGTGGTCGCTGGTCTGTACATATCAATAAAGAAAGCGAAGGACAATTGCTTTCTAAAATCAATATCGGGTTAGGGTCGTGGATATGCCGACGCCTAACGTTTGAAACCAGTTATCAGGGTGAGACCTGACGGCTGGTTTTTATTTTGTCATTGCAAGTACATATTTTGGGAGGAAGAGACTATGAGTAAGGAAACGGTAGAAGTGCTCACTAGCTTGAAGAAAGAATACGTTGAGCTAAAGACAAAGATTGCAGGTGCAGAGGCTACGGTGCTGATTAAGGCGCTTGATGATAAGTCAACGGAATTGTTGAGTGACCAGGTAGCGGCTATGAAGATGTATGCCGAAGCGTTGGAAACACGTATGAAGTATATCGTCGCAAATCCGGAGTAATTAGCTATGGTTCATGATCCAGGTTATCGGCGTGCAGAGTCAGCCATTATTGGCCGAATAGTGAATGAAGAGAAGAAGCCCAGGAAGAAACACGTGAAAGTCATCAAGGAAGTTAAGCCACGTACTCCAAGGACGCAAGTAGCACGTTACTGATAAGGGCGTGTGAGAGGCGGTGAGTTGAGTGGCAAGACAGAGAAATCCTAAGCGTGATGGAGCCAGGGCGCTGTGGGAGGCGGACAGGGACCGCCCGCTGAAAGATATTGCTGATGAACTCGGTATAACGAGTAGCACCGTTAGAAAGTGGAAGTCACAGGATAATTGGGAGCAACTCACAACTACTGAATCACCACCGAAAAAAAGAAAATCCAAAGGGAGCGCTCCGATTGAAAAGGAGCGCTCCCTTTCACTTGAAGAAGCTATTGAAGAAGTTGATGATAGTGAACTTACTGACAAGCAAAAAGCCTTTGTTATCGAGTATGTGCGGACTTTTAATGCTACGCAGGCATACATGAACGTTTATGGAGTGGAATACGATACTGCTCGAAGCAAGGGTTCTCGATTGGTAGCAAAGGGTAACGTCCAAGCTGAAATTAAACGAGTGCGTAGTGCAAGACTTCAAGAACTTGGAGCCAACAAAAACGACGTCTTGGCAGATTTGATGAAGCAAGCATTTTCTGATTTGGGTGATTATGTTGAGTTTGGAGCGACCAACCAATATGCGACTAAGACTGTGTTCAAAGGTGGCAAGCAGGAAGAAGAAAACATACTTGATGTAAATGGGGAACCAATCGTCCTTCATCAGTCTTGGGTGCAGCTAAAAGATAAATCAGTGGTCGATACAAGCCTGATTAAGAAAGTGTCGATTGGCCGTGATGGTGTAGTGCTTGATTTGTATGACAAACAGAAGGCACAGGAACGTTTATTGGCTGAAATCAATAAATCACAGCAGGATGAACTTGAAAGCGCCCGTATGCGCCGTGTAATCGCTGACGCAATCATTGCAGAAGCTAAGGCAGCTGCTATTCAAACAACTGGTGCTGAACAAGAGCGTCAAGATGAACAAATTGATCGTTTGCTTGCTGGTATTGAAATTATTGCGCAAGAAGAGCGTAGAAAGGCGGATGAAGAGAATGGCTAAAACAGTAGAGAACCCAATGTTCCTAACTAAGAAGCAAATTCAAACCATTGGCTTTCTTGCTAGAGACGACTGGAACATGATGATTAATCATGGTGGAGTTCGTGCTGGTAAGACGTTCATTGACAATCTGATGTTTTTATACGAGATTGAGCGTGTTAGTAAGATTGCGAGTAGGCAAGGAATATCGACGCCTATGTACATCATGTCTGGTGCCACTGCTAAAACGATTGAAAACAACATCATTCAGCCGCTTGGTGAAGTGTTCAACATCTATCCAACCGCCGATAAGTACAATAACCTGTACATTCGGGGTGTGAAGATTGTTCTGGCGTATCACGGTTCAATTAGTGGGTTGCAGTCTATTCGTGGTATGACGGCTTTTGGAGCCTATATTAACGAGGCGTCATTGGCTAACCCCGAAGTGTTCTCTGAAATATTGAAGCGTATCTCAGCCATTGATTCGGCGCGTGTTCTGGTTGATACAAACCCGGACATTCCGTCTCACTGGCTTAAGACCGACTACATTGATAAGGCAATCAATTCTGACAGTGTGAGATACACACCTGAAGAAAAGAAACGCAGCCAAATCATTCAGAATCAGTTCATTTTGGACGACAACACGGCACTGAGTAAGAAGACCAGAGATAACATCAAGGCGCTTACACCAAGTGGCATGTTGTATGATCGGGCAATTTATGGCCGTTGGGTGTCTGGTGAAGGAGCTGTTTATGCTGACTTTGACGAAAACAAGCACTTTATCACTGAAGGAGAATTGCCAGTCACAATGGACCGATATGTTGGTGGCGTTGACTGGGGTTATGAACACGCGGGTGTTATTCAAATTTGGGGCGTTGTTGGAGACACATACTACCTCGTTAAGGAAGTGGCAAAACAACACCAAGAGATTGATTATTGGGTCGGTGTAGCAAAAGAGTTCATTGAAGAATACGGAAACATTGTATTCTGGGCAGATACTGCCCGACCTGAGCACATTGCAAGGTTTGTTAACGAAGGTATCGACGCTCAATATGCTGACAAGAAAAAGCTAAAGGGTATCGAAGATGTGGCCCGGAAAATTAAAGCCGACAAATTATTTGTTGTGCGAGATAACGCTAAAGAGTTTGCATCCGAAGTATTTGCCTATGTATGGGACCAAAAGAAGGGTGAACCCGTCAAAGATAGGGACCACGCAATGGATACGGCACGATATGTTATTCACAACGACCTATCTGAAGACAATGAAGTACAAATTTTACGAGGTATTTTCTAATGGCAATCAATTTTAATAGTGAACGGTTGTCAGCAGATGATAACCAGGTATTTTATTTTGACCAACTTGATGGGGATGCACTGCTTAGTCCAGATGAGTTGAGCAGCTTAATTAGTCAACATCAAGGACATGAACTAATGCACCGATACAATCGGTTGCGGAAGTATTATGTTGGGCAACACAAGATTTTAAACAAGCCACGCAAGCGACAAGGAAAGCCAGATACTCGATTAGTCGTCAATTTTGCTAAAGAATTGGTGGATAATGAGGTCGGATACTTTGCTGGTACGCCGGTAAAGTTCGATTACGTTGACAACGGTGATTCTAACGAAGAAATTGACAAGCAAATTAACGAGTTCGTTAATAACAACAATTTAACTGATGTTGTCGCAGAACTCGCTAAGCAGGTTGATATTTTTGGCCGATCATACTTGTTGATGTATCAGAATGAAGAAAAGCAAACACGAGTAGCACCGGTTGAGCCACGCAACGCATTTGTTGTGTATGCGAATACGGTTGATGCCAAGCCGTTGTTTGGTATTTATTACACGACACGAAACAAAAACAACGGCGTTTCAGGAATGCTATACACTGGTGATTTTGTGTATAACTTCCAAGGCTCAAACGGTGGAGCTATCACCATTGATACTGAGACTGCCACGGAAAACTTGTTCAAGGCTGTTCCAATCATTGAGTTCTATTCAAACGTTGAGCGACAAGGCCTGTATGAACAAGTAATTGGGCTGATTGACGCCGTTGATGAGGCGTTGAGTAATAAGAACAATGATATTGAGTATTTCTCAAACACAATTATGAAGATTATTAACGCCAATGTTAAGCAGCAAACAATGGACGATATGATTGATAAACGCGTCATTGTGGTCCCTGCGGTTAACCCGGAAACCCCGGTTGACATTGATTTCTTGAATAAGCCTGATGCCGACACCATTCAAGAGAATTTCTTGGATAGAGCAATTGATATGATTTACACCAAGTCAAACGTTGCTAACTTCCAAGATGAAGTCTTTGGCACGGCGTCTGGTACCGCCCTAGAGTTTAAGCTGCAAGCAATGAGCACGGCAGCCAATATGAAAGAGCGCAAGTTTAAGATGTCGTTGAGCAAGATGTGGCGTCTAGGCTTTAATGTCGGCGCTACATTGCCACTTGATCCAACTGGTCGGCAAGCTAATAACATTCAAATGACGTTTAAGCGGACAGTGCCACACAATATTCAAGATGAAGCGACTACAGCTAAGGCATTGCAAGATGTCGTTAGTCGTCGCACCGCTATCAGTGTGTTGTCATTCGTTGATGACCCTGATGCTGAATTGAAGGCGCTGGAAGATGAACAACAAGAGGCGGCTAAACGCAGTCAACAAATGATGTCATTGGCAGATGATGAGTCGGACTCTGATTTCAACAAGGGAGATGCGGGTGATGGTGCAACTGAGCGATAAAGTTCATATGCTGGAGACCATGAAATATGATCAGGATATTAACGTGAAGCTTGAGCGTAAAGCAGACAAGCAAACAAACGGAATGAGCGCTGAATTAAGCGCTTTTTTTATTGCTCACGTTAAGGACGACCACATAGACAAGCAAATGCTTAAGCAGACGCCTAATTCTGATGATGTGGCGCGTTTGCATAAGTGGTCGAGACAAATACCTAAGAGTACAGAAAAGGCTGTTAAACAGCGAAAAATGCTGTATTTAGGTATGGGTGCCTCAGACATGGAAATGTATGTGCAAGCAATGGTGGGGATGTTAATGCTCCCGCTTGCGGTTGAATCATACAAATTGATGGAAGCGACGCTGCATGATGAGTTTGTTGGTGAATATCAACGGCAGAGTGATGAGTTAGGACTGAATGCTGATATTTCAGACAGCAAGGTCAAGAAGTTGTCTCATAAATCGTTTGATAATAAAACGCCACAGAAAGCCTTCTGGACGACGTTTGATAAGTCGGTTGTTAATGTATCGCTTGAACTCACAAAAGCCATTCAGCAAGGCGTCAGTGCCAAAGAATGGTCTGTTATCACGGGAGGCTAGTAGTTATGGATGAAGATTACGAAAACTACACTGATGATGATTATGTTAATGAGTTGAAACAATACGCTCAAGACATTAAGAGCGAGCAAGCACAAGATGAGGCAGAACGACGTAAACAATTAGCCGAGATGGTCGGTGGTTATATGGGCCTTTGGTGGTATCTGCGTTCGTTCAGTTCTAGCACAGCTCGTAACATTCGAACTTATGCTGCGGTTGCCGATCGTGAAGCTAAGATTGAAGCGTGGACCAATGGAACGCCGGAAGATAGCAAGTCCGCTAAGTTATCAGCTGCTGCCGAAGAACGCGCCAAAAAGCTTGCACCATTTCGTGATTTACTTGGTTCGAAAGACCAAAAGGTAATGCTGATTAATGAATTTGGTGCCTGTGCAGTATGTGCGCCCTATGTTGGTAAGACGTACACACTTGAAGAAGCGCAAGAGTTGGTTCCGTTTCATCCTAATTGTCGTTGCACACTGGTTCGTGTTGAAAATGATTCCAAGGGTGCTTTAGTTGCGGGAATATCAGCTGGAGCATTCCGCTACCAGGATGAAAAGGGACCACAATTATCAGACAAAGATATTGAGGAATTACTGGATTATTTTGATACGCCTGATAGCGTATTAGCTCGGGGTGAAGATGTAGATGGACACTTAGATAGTAAGGATGCGCTTGGAGTAACTTGGGACGAAAATACTATACTAATTCATTCGCAAGCAGATAGAGCCACGTTAGCTGAAGAATTGTATCACCGAAAACAATTGATGGAAGGTGCAAAGTTTGACACAGCGCATATGAACTCAATCGAAATTGAAGCAAAGCAATTCCTTATTGATAACGCTAGTGTGTTAAAATTAAGTCAGGTAGAAATAGATGCCACATTAAGTCAAATGCAAAATTATAAGTAAGGAGTGACCGTTATGAAATATGATGTTATTTCAAGTTTTAGCTTGAATGGGAAAACTGAAGTGACTTTGGATGTTGCGGTGACTGATATGCCTACTTATACGGCTGCATTAGATGCTGATGGTAATTTATTCAAAGTTTTGAGATTTACGTTTCCAAAAACCAGTGGCATTCCAAATGCCTCAATAGTTTTAGAGGGGATTTACAAAGGCAACCAAATTGAACTATTAAATTAAGGCAAACGCTTAGCTAGAAATGGCTAGGCGTTTTTATTATGCCCAAAACGTGCTGATTGGCTTAAAAAGCTGCAAGGAATTGAGAGGCGACGGCCTTAAAACGGAGGTATAAACATGGCTGAAGAACAGAACGGAGCACAACCCGGCGCAGGTACACCCGGTGCAAGTGAAGGTGGTCAAGGAAGCGTTGAGTTTAGCGAAGAACAACAAGCGCGAATTGATGTAATGATTGCTGAACGAGTATCACGAGCCAATAAGAGTGCAGAAGCGAAGGCAGCACAAGATTTGGCTGATGCTCGTGCAAAGTGGGAAGCGGATCAAGAAGAGGCGGCTAAGGTTGCCAAGATGTCTGAGCAACAACGCAAGGAACATGATGCTGAAAAGACCAGTGAAGAACTTGCAGCAGCTCGAAAGCGCGCTGACGACTTGCAAGCGGAACTCACTCGTACGCAAATGGTCAGTGAGGCAAGCAAAATGTTAGCTGACAAGGGCCTTGTGGCTGATGAAGACACATTGGGCTTTGTGGTTCGTGATACAGCTGATGAGACGACTGCAGCAGTAGCAGCGTTCACCAAGTTGATTGATGAAAAGGTTGAAGCTAAGCGACAAGAGTCATTACGCGGAAAGACACCTAATAACCCAGGAACCACTGGGGCAAGTGGAAAGTCTTTGGGGCAGATTGCCGCCGAACGTGCTAACGGTACTGTTTCAAGTCATGTCGCAGACGATTTCTTTGGCACTAAGTGATAGGAGGATGTACGAATGAAGTACACGACGACAAAGGTTGACCAAGTTAATTGGTTGGCATCTTCAAAGTTTCAAGCGTTTACTGAGTCAGCTGATAAGGAATATGACTCAGGTGCTGTGTTTATGAAGGATGGTGCTGTTGCAGGTTTGGTTGTTAATCATGTTGTTGGTTCAACCGACGATCCAATGCCAGCATCAGTAATGGTTGAAGGGTATGTATTGCCTGACCGATTGCCAGTAGCTTTGACTGCTGACCAAGTTACTGCATTGAAGGCAATCGGTATTAAGTTCCGCGGTGAAACGGCGGCGCCGGCAACGGAAAGTGGAACGGACACCGCGACTTCTGAAAACTAATTTAAGGAGATATAACTAATGGCAAATATTTTGGATTTGTTCCCTCATCAAGATGTGTTGGATTACACCAAGACAATTCAGACGCCAGACCTTTTGGGGGCGAAATTGTTCCCATCACGTAAGGTGCAATCTAACGACATCAAGGTATTGACGTCAGGAACTACGGCGCCAGTAATTGCTCACGTTCACGCATTCGATACTGAAGCAGAGATTGGTGACCGTACAGCACAAGTAACGGAAACTGCACCACTATTCCTAAAGAAAAAGATGATTCTTAAGGAAGATGATTTGGTTAAGTTGCGTACACCTCGAACGACTGAAGAACAAAACTACATCATTAACAATGTATATGATGATTTGGGCAACATTGTTCGTTCAATTGATGCAGCAACTGAATTGATGCGAATTCAAGCATTGATGGCTGGTGTAATCACTACGAAGGATGCTAGCGGAAATGCATACAAGATTGATTACAAGATTGATAAGTCACAAAAGGGATCGGCTGATTTTGCGGATGAGAAGGTGGACCCAATTGAGAAAATTTTGGAATGGGCTCAATCTGTCTCGGTAACACCAACTCGTGCAATCATGTCTCAAAAGGCTTTGTTTGCGTTGCGTAAGAATCCCAATGTTGTTGCCGATATTTTTGGTTCAAATAACGGCCGCACTGTTATGCAATCTGATTTGGATGCGTTTATGACGTCTAACGGATTGCCAGTTTTGCGCGCATACGCAGGCAAGTATAACGAAGTTGACAGCAAGGGAAATAAAGTGCTTAAAAATTACGTTGCAGATAATCAATTTGCAATGTTCACTGACGAAGCAGTCGGTGAAACCGTGTATGGTTTGACACCGGAAGAGTCACGTGCGGTTGCTGATGGAGATGTTGACTCATCACAAGTTGGAAACATGTTTGCTGACCGATACGAAGAGACACATGATCCAATTCGCTCAGTAATCAAGGTTTCAACAATGGTTGTTCCAACGTTGGCACAAGCAGGTAACATCTTCCAAGCAACTGTTTTGTAAGGAGGTGATTTAAATGGATATTGTCACAGACAAGAATACCGTAACGGAAATCAAAAATTGGCTTGATGAGCACGGTATTGAATATCCGTCAGGCGCTCAAAAGGCTGATTTGTTGAAGTTGGTTCCCGGTGAACCGCAAGATGATATTGATAAGGCTGAGAGTGAGGCCGTAGAGGCTCCACAATCAGAAGCAGATGCATCTTCAACAACTAGTTCTGCCAGTTCAGCACCAGCCAGCGAGGCTAGTGTGGCTCAATCTGATGTGCCAGATTCATCTAGTGTAGCTGTACAATCAGAAGCGCCAGCAGAGGTAGAACCAGCTCAACCAGAAGCACCGGTTAACCAAGACAATTCAGGCTATGACCCTAACATTCCAATGTGGGAGCAAATGTTGGTCAAGGAGCCTGAGTCATACGTACCAGAGCCAGTTGTCCCTACTTACATTGTTAAGCCCGGTGAAAAGTTGGTTGATATTGCTACTAAGCACAACATGGCTTATGCACGCTTGAAGAAGCTGAATGGCTTGACGGTTGATTATGTAGCGCCTGGGCGTGTGTTGAAGTTGGCTTAGGCGGTGACTTATGGCGGACACAGCTAAGGTAATCGCACGTATTAAGCGGAATACAACACTGACTGATGATGCGTTGTTGTCTGAAATCGCTAATGATGCATTGATGAGTGCCGAAGGGGATGGATTTACTGACCCACAACTAGAAGTAGCTGCGGGGTGGTTGGGTTCACACCTTGCTTCGATTATTCAGAGTGGAAATAGTTCAGTTAAGAGCCAAAAGTTGGCCGTTATGGAAGTTACCTATCGAGATAACGCAGACGGATCATCAACATTCTTAGCTGAATACAACCGTATGCTGGATAAGCTCAATGGTGGCGGTGTCAATCGGGCATTCTTTGTGTAGGTGATTGGTATGAATGTTAATTTCAACACGACTGTCGAGACAGATGTTGACGAATTAGATGCAGCAATTGCTCGTCTAGAAGCCTTAGATGGCAAGTCAACGGAAGCTGGACTATTTGGTGGATTTGCTGCCAAAAAAGCAATGTGGCAAGAATATGGGACGTCCCGGGGTATTCCGGCACGTCCTTTTTTGCGTAACACAATGTATGAGAGTTCGGCAAAGTGGAGCCGGTCAGTCAGTGAAGATGTAATGGCGGTATTTGAGGGAGATTTACCAGGAGGAGCGGTTGTTCAACGATTGGGTGAGCAAATGGTGAAGGACGTTCGGCGCACTATTGACGCTGGAAACTTCGCCCCACTAAGTTCCACTACTGTTGCTCGCAAGGGTAGCAGCAGGCCACTGATTGATACTGGTGATATGTATGCGTCAATAACGCACAGGGAGGCGTAAGCATGGCTTTTTATCTTGATATGGCGTCGTTGATTGATATGTTCGGTACCGACATTACAGTGTTTGAGAATTCCGACGTGAAGAGTGGTGAGTGGGCTGACGGTGAATGGCATCCTAATGGATCGGCAACTGGTGTGGAGTTGCACGAACCGTTTTTGCCGTTCGACGTTTATTCCAACGTACTAGCCGGAGTGCTACAAGCTACGGAAGCCGGTGAAACCCAACGTGATAAAGCGTATTGGTTTTCAACACACAAGTACGGTCGAGGAACAATTGTTGTTTACGAAGGTGTGAGTTATCGAGTGATTGGTGTGACCGATTACACCGGATACTCGAACGTTACGCAATATGAGTTAGGAACGGAGGTTCAAAACAATGGCAACATTCAATGACGTGAATAGCTATGATTATCGCAAGTTAAGCAAGCTATTTGCTGGCATTGCAAAGGATATGCTGGGCCTAACGCTTATTGCTTCCAATGTGCAAGGAAACCAACCCGAGGCACCGTTTGTCGTATTTGATATTGTCAGTCCCTATATTCCAATTGATGAGTTCCTAGACATTACAGAGGAAGAAGCGTTCGAAGCGGTCGTGAGCTTTACAGTGTTTGATGATAATAAGTTGGACGGTCTGAGAGTTGCACAAGCGCTTCGCAAGACGTTGACGCAGTTTGATGTTGACCTTCAACTGCGGGCTAGTGATGTAATCCTAGTTGAATTGATGCCGACTAACGTGCGTTCTGTCCCTGACAATGTTCAGGAAGCTCATATGGTTGGATTTGATGTAAGACTACGCCTAACTGAAACGTATACGGATAGCACCGTTGAAGTGATTGAGGACGTAGAAGTAAATGAAAAGTGAGGTAAAGCATGGCTAATGATATTCTCGACGTTCAAGTCATTTTGGACGTCATCAACCCAGCTTCTCCAGTTAATTTGGGGAACTTGGCGGTGTATGTAGTCGCTGACTCAGCTAATTCTGAAACGGCAATTGCTGACGTGAAGTTGCGTACAGCGAATGACGTCTCAAACCTTGGCTTGACGGTGAACGCAGCAACGCAAGCGATTATTGATGCATTCTTTATGCAAGATGATCACGGTGATTATTTGTACTTGTATGGTATCGACTCATCAGTTGACCAATCAAAGACAAAGGCTAAGATTTCTGAAACCATCACTGACGGTTGGGAGTTTGCGACGATTGTTTCACCAACGGCTAACGATTCTGTTGAATTGGCTAACCAAGTGGAGAAGTATGGTCGTAAGTTCGCAGTATTGGGGATGAAGACGAAGGACAACGCAGCAACTATTGCCGAAATTCAAGCAATTTCAGCATCACCATTCTACGGAAACGACCGTACGATTGTGTTCGTTGCTAATGGTGCATCTGGAGATAACGCCCAATACGCTGCGGTTGGTGCATTGATTGGTGCTCTTGGTAACAAGGCTCCAGGTTCAATCACTTGGAAGTTTAAGACGTTGAAGGGCATTACACCATCAGAAGTGAATGGTTCAGTCTTGGGTACAGCTACTGAGTTGGGGTTGATTTTGTACGTCACGAAGGCCGGCAACAACCAAACGTCAGAAGGTTTGACTACTGGTATTAAGTATATTGATGATTTGCATGCAGATGATTGGGTGCGTTCATCAATTGAGAGTGAAGTTCAAAACTTGCTCCAAACGACAGCTAAGTTGACTTATGGACCAGAGGGTATTGCACAACTTGAAGCGGTTGTAACAACTGTTCTACGTCAAGCAACCGACAACGGCATCATTCTAACTGACGCGGAAACAGGTGCCGGAAAGTTCACTGTTTCTGCCGGAGCACGTGAAGACCAAGCTGCTTCTGACGTTGCAAGTCGTAAGTACAATGGATTGTCATTCGAGTACACCCGTGCTGGGGCTATTCATGATGTGACCGTTCACGGTACCATTCAAAATGTTTAAGAAGGGGTGATTATAGATGGAAGTACCAACATATAATGCCAAGGACACCGTTGTCACTGTTGGTGGTGTAGTTGTTAAGGGTTTCCAAGACGGTGATATGGTTTCATACACGCAAAACGAGAACCGTGTAACGGCAGAAGTAGATGCACAAGGATTTGCCTCAGTATCTATCAACAACAACCGTTTGGGTCAAGTTACGATCAACTTGTCTGGAAATTCACCATCACACAAGTATCTTAACGGTATTGCGAATGCCAACAAGAGTGTTCCAATCGTGATTAAGACACCTAGCGAAAAGATTTCTGCTACTCAAGCGTTTATTAATAAGCCAGCTGACGGACAATTTGGTAAGCAAACACCAAAGCGAACGTACACGTTCGTCGCTCTTGATATGGACGTTTCAGTTACTAAGTAAATCAGGCGTACAAGGTTCGACTCCTTGTGCGCTTTTAGTTTGCAATCGCGCAAACACATCACAGGGCCGGTGCCCGCACAATTTTGGAGGATTACATCATGGCAGAACAAGCACAAGTACAAGAAGTAGAACAAACGGCAGCAGTTGAAGAACAACCAGCAGTGCAAGCACCAGTGGTCGAGTCACCTAAGAAGAAGGTAAGCCGATTTGGTGAGCAAAAGGTTGTTGAAATTAAGCAAGAAGACGGCAGTGTTGAGAAGTTCACGTTGCAATACCCTGGTATCCGTGTGGTATTGGACATCTACGATAACGCTCAAATGACTAACGGTAACTTGTCACGTACTGCATTCGCTGATCAAGCTTTTGCTGAGGTAGTTGTTGACCCGGTTAAGTTGGACCTTGATTACTTCGACGAGCATGACGGCTTCAACGAATTGTTGGACCAAATTGCCGAATTTCTTGCATAAGGCAGGAGAAGAAAAATATTTAACAGATTCGCACTTGGATGAAGCCATTGAAGAAGAATGGGCATTCATTTATCCAGTTGCGGAAGGTGTAGCAACGAGAGAAGAGGTAGAGACGGCCACGTTGAAAGGGTTACAACTCTTGAATGGGCTGGCTAGTCGTAAGACTGAGGTTAGGGCTAAGGCTTTGGCATATGAATTGGCTAAGGCTCTAAGTGATGATGACATATAGCAGAGGTGGTGAATTATGGCAGGATATAGCACGACAATTAGGTCGGACGTTGAAGTTAGTGGTATTGGCGAGCTTAAACAGGCTAGTGCTGCCTTAAAGGAACTTGCGGAATCGGCGCGCAGACTTAACGGGTCTAACTTCTCCAATATGGGTGGTGGCTTCGCAAATGTCGAAGCCGGAGCGAAGAAGGCAGCCGAGGCAAACAAGTTACTAGCCAACTCTGCAAAAACGGCAGCAGAGGCACAGAAAAGCGCTTCTGCCGCTGGTACATACACCAAACAAATTGGTGAAATAAATAAAATAACTGAAGCATACGCAAAGATGGAAGCCGCAGCTAAGAAAGCTGAGGCGGCTGAAAAGACACGTTTCAGTGCGACACAAAGTAACTATCAGCGTGAACGGGAACAATCAGGTAACCGAAACTTTAGCACTCCGAACTACTCTGAGACGGGAAAGAAACTAGGTGGTTCATTTAAAGAAGCTGCCGGTATGTTCTCACTTGGTATGCTGGGCGCGAATGCGGTTATGGGCGTGTTTGACGGCGCAAAGAACATGGTTTCTGGTGGTTGGGAAACGTTGCAAGACCGCCAGCGTGGTCAAGCTATGTGGGCCACGTCAATTTCTGATGCCCACGGTACATCCGGTAGTGCATTGACCAGTCAGTCTTCTAAGGCAAATGATCAGATTATGATGACGGCTTTGAAGGCAGGTAATAATTTTGATGAGGCAAATAGTTTTGCCAAGCAGATTTATTCATCAGACGCTGGTGTCTATTCTGGTAGCCTGGGTAAAACCAATCACATGTTGAAGGGTATCTTCAATATCCAGGATGCGAACGCTTTGAATGACCGTGAAATGGAGCAATTCAAAACGGCCGTTGGTAACGTTGGTGACACGGGAAAGATGTCAGGAACGATTGCCAAGAGTTTCAACCTACTGGACGGTAAAATCACTCGTAGTATTCGTAAGGAGTACGAGAAAGAGACAGGTCACGAGCTTGGTAAGAACAAGCAAGGTGGCTGGGATTGGGCTTCTGTTAGTGCTGAAATGGCTTATCGTGGTATTGATAACTACGGTAATTCTGGTGGAATTGCTAAGGCTTCTGAACGTTACAATTCAACGCTACCTGGTGTTATTCGTTCCGTGAAGGAAGGTTCTAAGGACTACATTTCTCAAGTAATGAAGACGTTTGGGGATGAAGTTGCCAAGGGTGGTGGCTTCTCTGATGTTCTGGGCAAGATTTCTAAAGCGTTCACTACCAAGAGCTTGATTACCAATGCCGACCAATTTGCTTCTAAGTTATCCGGTTTAGCAAATGCTTTAGGAACTGGTATCAAGGAAATAGCACCATATGCTAAGACTTTTGGCAGTGGCTTCATGTCTGGTGTGAAGGGTACATTCAGCATCATTAAAATGGGTGTCGATCAACTTAAAAGCTTTGGTTCAGCAATCGGTAAGATAATTCCGGAAGGTTCTCAAAAGCACATCATGGACGCAGTGCAAGCGGTTGGTAAATTTGCGGGTGTAGCTGCAACAGTAGCGGCTTCAATGAAGGTTCTAAAGGGCGGCGCAAGTCTGCTTGGTGATACCGGCAAGGGTATCAAAGGCATTCTAACAGGAATCACTCGAAGCAAAACTACCGGTGACAGTGTGTTTAGTCGCGCAACTAGTCAGTTTAGTGCTGCGGTTAGCCGATTTGCTGGTGCTAGTGGTGTAAAGAATGCAGCTGGTATGGCCGGTGACTCATTGCCTGGCGGGTTCAGTAAGGACGCCAAGGGAAAGTATCACCGAGCAAACGGTCAATACGCCTCTGATGCAGAAATTGCGCAACTAGAGACGAGGACCGGACGACGAGCACTTGCTGCGGAAGCAGAGGCATCAAGTGGGCTGTTTGCAAGAATTGGGGCCAAGGGAGCTGCATTGCAAGGTTTGACTGCGGCTGGTGAAGTCGGTCGAGCCGCAAAAAGTGCTGGATTTTTCAGATCAGCTACAGGAAAGTTACTTTCTGGCATTGGTTCAGCTGGTATGGCTGCGGGTGCAACTAAATTTGGAACAGCTCTATCCACTGCTACAAAGGGATTGTCGTCAGCTGGTAAGTTCCTTGGTAGAGGAATGCCACTGCTTAACGGTCTTTTGTCTGGTGTGGATGTCATGTCGACAATGGCGACGACAAAGAAAGGCTCACTTGCCCGACACAAGGGAGTTGGTGGAGCCATCGGTAATGGTGTTGGTGCGACGATTGGTGGAGCTTTGGGTTCTGCTCTTGGACCATTTGGTACAGTTGCTGGTGCAATGGCGGGTGGCTGGCTCGGTGGAAAAGCTGGTACATGGATTGGTGGATTAACCGGTGGAACCAAGGACAATACACCAAAGCAAACAACTGCTCAAAAGAAAGCTGAGGCCGTTAATAAGGCTCAAGCAGAAGCGCAAGCAACTATGGCAAAGCAAGACTTTGCTAGCAATATGGCGGCCTATGGTTATGACAATAAAAACGCTAATGAGTTGTACTCACAGATTGATAAGGGTACTAAATCAAAGTCTAAGGCAAAGCAAATTGCAGCGGCTAGAATGCAAGAAGCTATCGATGCTGGTGACGCAGCAGCTATTTCTAAGTGGCAATCTAAGCTGAACAAGCAAAACCATATTTTGCCTGGTCAAGCAAACGTGAACGACCGTCCAAAGCGAATTAAGTCTCAGGAAGTTTCTATTTCTGGGAACAAGAGTACTCGAAAGCAATCAGCTCCAAAGGTTGATACCAAGGAGAACAAGAAAGCATTTGCAGCGCTTAATAACGACACCAAGAAGGGAATGAACAAGAATGTTGAAACTCTTCGTAATGGTGCTAAAAAAGTTAAGTCTGCTTCTAAGAACGTTTCGAAAATCAAGTCTGATAAAAAGGGATATGACAAGTTAAACCGTGACGCAAAGTCTGGTATGAACAAGGTCACGAAGACTGTTAAGTCAGGTGCCAAGAAGACGCAAAAGGCCGGAAAAGATGCCTTTAAGTTTAAGACTTCTAAGAGTGGCTTTAACAAGTTAAACCGTGATGCTAAATCAGGTATGAACAAGGTTAATCGCACTGTTAAGTCCGGATCGAAGAAGGTACAACGTTCTGGCAAGAATATGTTCAAGTTCAAGTCATCAAAGAGCGGCTTCAATAAGCTGAATTCACAGGCAAAAAGTGGCATTAATAAGGTTACTCGAACGGTTAGGTCTGGGGTTAAGAAGGTTCAAAACGCTGGTAAGAACGTCTTTAAATTTAAGAGCTCTAAGAGTGGGTTCAATCAACTTAACAGCACTGCTCGTAGCGGAATGAGCCGTGTAGCCCGAACGGTTAAGTCAGGTGCTACAAAAATTCAAAATGCTGCAAAGAATGCGTTCAAGTTTAAGGCGGCAAGCTCAGGATTTAATCAGCTGAACTCACAAGCCAAGAGCGGTATTAGTCGTGTTACAAGCACGATTAAGTCGGGTTCTTCAAAGTGGGACTCAGCTATTCAATCATCTTTGAGTAAGGCAGCGTCAACCATGTCTAGTCAGTTTAGCAAGATGGCATCAACGGCTTCTTCTAAGTCGTCTGCGATTGCATCTTCAATGGCTAAAATTGGAACGGCTGCTTCGGCCGCTGTAAGCAAGGTTAACGCATTACAAAGCGCTATTGATCGTCTTAAGTCAAAGACAATCACAATTACTGCAAATGTAACCGGTAAGGGAGCTGCAAAGCTTGCTACTGGAACGCCTGGTGCGAAGTCAGCGTTCGCTTCATTGGTACCTCGTTATGCTAAGGGAACGACGCAAGGAGGCCACGGTGGCGGTTTGGCACTTGTCAATGACGCAAAGGGAGCAAACTGGCGTGAGGCATTCATGCTACCTAATGGACTTGTAGGACTGTTCCCTAATAAGCGTGATTTGATGATGCCGTTGCCAACTGGTACGCAAGTTTTGAATGGTGATGATACCAAGAAGATGTTCCCACGCTACGCATCTGGAACAGACGGTGCTAAGAAGGCATTTGGTGGCGGTTCAATGGGCAACATTAATATCACGGTTAATATTTCCGGTAATGCTAGTGCTAGTGATGCCAATGTAATTGGAAATACAATTGGTGAGAAGCTTATGACAATTTTGAACCCTGAAACGATTTAGGAGGTCGTTATATGGCAACATTAACTGATGCACACGGCCACACGGTCGAAATATTTGTGAAGAGTGAAAATGAATCAATTGATTCTAACGTTTCTACTCATCCGATTGAGACGGGTTCACCGATTACGGACCACGCACAACGTGAAAGCAAGACGCACACGTTTAGTGGCCTGATTTACGGAAACGATCAGTCACAAGTTGACGCCCGTTACAATCGATTGATGTATTGGCAGAGTGGTGGAGACTTGCTTCAATTTAGAGGTGCAATCCGCCACAATGATTTGCTAATTTCTCATCTTGAAAAGACCTATGATGAAGGCGGAAAAAAGAATGCTGTATCGTTCAACATTACGCTAACCGCTGTAACATTGGTTAATTTGAAATGGGATAAGGCAACTAACACAGGAAAGAAGCAAGCAGCGCCACCAGTAGACCCTGGGGTTTATGTAACAGTAGTTGCCGGTGACACTTATTGGGGTTGGTGGGTCAAATACGGCACATCAATTGACCAGTTAAGAGCATGGAATAACTGGAATGACTATCTCATTCCTATTGGAGCAAGAGCGAGGGTTAAATAATGGATCAACGAGCAGTGATTGATGTAGATATTGGAAGTTTACCGGAGGAATTTGAAATCGAATTAGCAGGAAGCAATGTATTTCTGCGGTTTGATTATAATGGCCAAGGTCAATTTTTCACCGTAGACCTATACGATAATGCACATAATCCAATTGTGCTGGGCGAAAAATTAGTATACGGTCGGAGGCTTTGGGGGGATTTCACGAAACCAAGCATTCCACGTGTTGATGTAGTACCTTATGATATATCAGGCAAAGAAAACACCGTCACACTCGAAAACTTCGGGCGGACGGTGTTTTTGTATCTAATGACATTTGCGGATGACGGGGTGGACTAATGGCAATTAAAAGGATTGTGGCGTTTGGTGATTCCATTACTCAAGGTTGGGACGGTAATCGTGGTGTAACACCATGGACTGCTGAGGTGTCTAAACGACTGAGTGTTCCAGTTGATAATCAGGCGGTTGGTGGGTCAACGATGTCAGGTGACAATCGAGATCATAACTTTGTTCAGCAAGTGCAAAACACAAACCTGTCGGGCTATGATGTCGCAACAATTGCGTTTGGTACAAATGACTTCGCTTACTACAATTCTTCATTGTCAGCGGTCAAATCGGCCCTCACTAATGGTATCGATACGATTAAGAGTAAGAACCCGCATATTAAGATGATTGGTATTCTGCCAATTCAGACATGGAAGGGTGCTACTAACCTAGATACCAGAAATGGGGCAGGCTATTCGCAAAATGATTTGCTAGCAGCCGAACGGTCAATCTATCAGCAATACGGAATTGCGGTACTTGATTGGCGAGATGCGCCGTTGGTAACGGCTGCTAACCATAGTCGCGCTTTGGGTGACGGAATTGTTCACCCAACTGCTGAAACATACGTCAAAATGGGTGACCGGATTGCTAAGTTCATCAAGGACAATACGGCAACCCCACCAGCACCAGCTCCCAAACCGGCACCGCAGCAAGACATTAAGCCTATTACAGCGACCGGTCAGTTCATGTTCGAGATATACATGGATATTTACACGGATAGTGGTGTGCTCCATTACGTGCATAATGCTGATCGTAATTTTTCACTGGATATTGAGTTCTCTCTGCCGTTCGATAATACGAGCGACCGAAGCGTTGGTGAGATTACAATTTGGAATATGTCTCAGATTAGTTTCAATCGTATTCACGAAGGGAATAGAGTGGTTGTTAACGCTGGGTATCACGGCGATACAGGAATTATCTTTGACGGTCAAATCTATAAAACTACCGTACCAACAAGAGAAGGCGGCGACTTGAATTACACATTGCGTGTGGTTGAAGGCACCGATTATCGAAAGTTGAAGCACGTGTCGTTGACGTTTGGTGAAGGTACCGACGCTACAACAATCATTAACAAGATTGTTCAGGTGTCTGGTATCAATCTAAACTTCGTGTCATTAGGGCGTAATTACGTGTTTAAGGAAGGTTACACAGTAGACGGTTCGCCGTTTGATGCCTTATCAGATGTAGCTGACCAAACGCGTTCAGCATTGTTCTATCGCCGTGGACAGTTAACGTTGCGGTGGTTATATGATGCCGAAGTTACCGGTAATTTCACGTTGGATAGTAAGTCGGGGTTAATTTCTTCACCAACAATGGAACGACGTGATGATGATTGGATTGAGTCAGATGATGATGACGGTCAAGGCCGCTATGAATACTCAGCTGACTCAATTCTGAATTACCGCATTACAACTGGTGAGCACGTTCATCTAGTGAGTGAGTTCGTTGATGTGTGGGCTGCCGTATTGAGCGGTGAGCACACTTTTGATGGTACAAACCCAACGACAACGTTGGAGTTAGGAGTTAAGTAATATGGCAACTACTGGTATGCGTCCCAAGAAGCGGGACAATGATGTTGCGTTTTTTACCAAGGTTCTACCGGATACGGTAAAGGCGCAATTGAATGTGGCGCGTTTGGCCAAAGTAACCCGTTTATATGACGACAAGACGAAAGCAGAAGTTCAGCCTCTTGATAAGAAGTCGGATGGAAGTAGCCGCGCACCGCTGATTGGTGTTCACGTCGGCAAAACAAAACGAGATGTTATTGAGATTGGGGATGTAGTGGTTGTCTTATTTATGGACCGATCCATTGCAAACTTCGACGGGTCAAATAATGAATTTGAACTTTCAGCAAAGCGAATGCACGACTTGAACGACAGTTTCATTGTGGAGGTCTATTGATGAGAGATATTGCGTTAGATGAAGACGGAGCAATCGATTTTCATACGGTGGTAAGTGATACCAACGAAGTTATGCAGTCAATACGAATCATCCTTGAAACCAAGCTGGGAGAGATGGTAGAGGCGCCTGAATTAGGCTTGGACAGGACGGATTTGTTCGAAAAGAATTTCAATTCACGGTACGCAGCCGAAGCTATTCGAGTGGCACTAGAACAGGATAGTCGGGTAACGGTTACTAATGTTTCAGTGACAGCTGATTTTAATCACAGAATTGCCACAGCACAGGTTGATATGTCCATTGACGGAGAAGCAAAAACAACGGAGGTAGCGTTAGATGTTGGATGATAACGGATTTACACGACCAAGCCAGTTAGAGCTGGTCAGCAATTTAACCGCTAAGTGGTTGGAACTTTTCGGCAGCGATTCGGACACCTCAGAACACTCGGTTGCTGGGGTGTTTATTCGATTGCTGGCGTATTTTTTGAATTTACTCTATCAATTGGCAGAGGTTGTCTATAATTCGCAGTTTATCACTACTGCTACTGGTGTCTCTTTAGAACGACTGGCATCTAACTATGGGCTATATCGGAACCCGGCAACCCAAGCAATTGCAGAATTGGACTTTACCGGAACACCAGGTTTTGTCATTCAAGCTGGTTCGTTGTTTAAGACTGCTGACGGTTTGCAATTTCAGCTAGCAGCCAACGTCATTTTATCAAGCGCTGGAACGGGTTCTGAATATGCGTATGCGGTTGATACGGGTGCTCAATATAATGTTGCACAAGACGCAATCAAGTATCAGGTAGAGCCAACTAGCGATATTTTCACAGTCGGAAACAAAGCAGTTAACAATGGGGCTGACCCAGAAACTGATAAAGAACTAGCAAACCGTATCCGTATTGCGAATGATACACGGCCATCAAGCCCTGAGAACGGCATCATCTCTGCTGTAATGGCGGTACCAAGTGTTAAGACTGTTCAAGTCGTTCAGAACAACACTATGGAAGTTGATCAATACAACAACCCGCCTAAAACTATCCACGTTTACGTTGATGGTGGGGACGAGACTAAGGTGGCGGATGCATTGTTTAATTCGGTCTCAGCCGGTGTGCAGACAGTTGGAACCATTCAGAAGCAAATGACTGACAGTGCCGGATTTAGTGGCAATATCATTGCCTTTGACTTTGCACAAAAAGACACGCTATTCGTGAATATCAGTGTTACAACCAACTTGAATTTTGAAACAACCGGGGTTCAACAAATTCGAGATGCAGTTAATTCGTATCTATCAACTGTGCCAATGGGTGGGATTGTGCGGTTCTCGTATCTGTACAAGTACATCTATGACAACGTTAATGGAATTGATGTGGCAACTGTGAAAATCGGTTTATCTGAGACGGAATTGGCCGCTAAAGATGTTCAATTGGCTCAGTTTGCTGTAGCAGTAACAGGTGCGGAAAGTATGGTGGTGACGACAAATGAATGATTTTAAAGAGACATTCTTATCGAAACTGCCAAGCCCCATTGACCGTTATGCCAGTAAGACAGTGGCTTTTGCGGAGTGGTTGCAGGCGATTTTTACACCAATTACAGATTTGCTCAAAACTATTGTCTCGTTTCGTGAGATTAATAATGCGGGCGGCAAGGCGTTGGACCGCATTGGTGACCAGTTCAATCAACAACGTGGTGAAGCTGATGATGATTTTTATCGCATCATGATTCGTTCTAAGCAGGCGACTAATACGGGTATCACCACTGTTAATGGCTTGCTCGACGTTATATCAAGGTCGCTAAACATCAGCAAGGCTGGCATCACGATTGAGCCTTTGCGTCATTATGTTGACGGTAAGTTAAACGACGGCGAGCCATTAACACTAAAAATCAGCAATATCCCGCTTGAGTGGGCCCGTTCTGACTTCGAACAGAACTATATCTTAGATCGTATTAAAAACAGTGTGGCGGCCGGTGTTCGGGTTGATGAGGTTAGCTTCGTTGATAGTTCAAGCACTACGCTCAATATCCGGGGTATTGCATCATCAACTTTGACTTATGAAATCGTTGGGGAGGAAAAGAATGGCTAATAAATTTACGAATTTCATTTTCACTACAGAAGGTAAGGACACCATTACACAGGTGTTGGCAGCGAAGAAAGTTGCCGCGGATGCACAGTTATCCATCAATACTGTATACACGTTCGCAACCAAGCTGAGCACGTCATTAGTTTATACGCAGATTAGCTCACTTGGTCCAAAGCAGACTAAGCCAGTTGGAACAGTGACACCGCAAGATAATGACACGGTTGAGATGCGCATCCAATTGGACAATGCCGATTTAACAACCGAGTATAACTTACAGGGTGTAGCAATTGTAGGTCAGTACAACGGAAACAACTTCGTTCTTGGATACATCAATTCAAACGAAACAACTAACATTCCGCCTTACGACGGCACCCAGGTACAAACGGTTGCGTTGGATGTGTCTTTCGCAATTTCAGACAGCAATATCGTTACGATTAACACCCAAACAGCGGGGATGCTGACTGTTGATGATTACAATGCACTGGTGAAGTTGCTCGAAACACGAGTTTCCCCGTTAGCGACTGATTCTAAAGTAGTCCATCTAAAAGGAAATGAGTCAATTTCTGATGTTAAGCGTTTCAACGAGACGATTATTGGGTCAGTTGACGGTAATGCAGGTACCGCTGATTATATGAATGTTCATACAATCAGTTCAGATATCAATCTAGACAGCATTAGTAGTAATGGTAACTACTTATCAACATCAAAGACTAAAACAACATCTGGCAAGCCAAATGGTACGTCAGAGCAATATACGTTGGTAGTTGGTGGAAATATTCAACTGTTTAATGATATGAGCACTGACGCACTTTATTTGCGTAACCGCATTGATAGCAAGACGCTGACGCCATGGAAGAAGATTGTTGAAGATGTTGATCAGACGTTGAATGCTAAATACAACTATGCGCAATTGCCAACTGTAAATGGTTCTGGTGTTGCGTTGCAATCTGATTTGGCAGCGGAGACGAATTCTAGATCAGTGGCTGACCGCGACTTAAAAACGTCAATTGCGCTGGAAGCACAGACGCGTTCTGCTGCCGATATTGCGTTTGGCTCTTCGTTGGCAGCAGAAGTAGCAGCGCGTTCAAATGCTGATGCTTCAGCTACTGCTGCTATGACTAAAGAACAAGCTGCTCGGTCAACTGCTGATGCATCTATTACTGTAAATCTGACGACAGAGACAAGCGCACGTTCTGCTGCTGATTCTAGCTTGCAATCTTTGTACAGTAGGATTAATAGCGATTTTAATGACGAAACCGCTACACGTTCAGCAGCTGACAGTTTACTGTTAGGTTCAACGGCTGATTTGGCCTCACAAATCGCTAAAGAACGGGATAATCGGGTGTTCAATGACAATTCGCTGGCATCTGGCCTTGTAAGTGAGGCTGCCAAACGTGATGAATTGTTTGGATCAATGGCCGATTCTATTGCAAAAAATTCAGCGGCGATTAACTCTGTAAACGCAGCAACAATGCACCTTTCAGGCAGTGAGACGATAACTGGGAAGAAAACGTTCAGTGCAGGAATTAGTACAACAAATCTTGATGTTAGTGACACAACTAATTTAAAAACGCTGAATGTCGCAAATCCTATCAATGGGGCAATAAGTGCTCGAAAGTTACCTGCTGATGCTTACGATTTTGCGGTTCTTGCTAGTAATGTGACTAAATATCAAGGAATTTGGTACACTGACGGAACTGCAATAGCTAATGGACCAACCGATAGTTGGTCGTGGAACACCGTCGAAGTGCTAGGGGGATACGGTAATGGTAGCGGAATAATTAGGACTGCTGGTTTTGGATATAATCAAGAATATATAACTACCGTTAATTCAGGAAAAATAGTTGGTTGGAATGCAGTTGCTTCGGTTGCTAAATCTGTTCAAAAGTCAGGCGATACTATGACAGGCGGACTGAAGGGTGGTCAAATAAACTTACCCGCATCAGGTGACCTAAACAACCTGACGGATACAGGTAAGTATTATCAAACCATTTCTGTGAATACTGAAAATTGGGTGAATCGCCCCAGTAATGCGCCATCTCTAGCATTTTCAGTTGATGTAATTGGTCAAGCTAATCAAGCGCTAGTAACCCAAGTGTACTATGTCCACACAACTAGTCGCATGTGGATTCGGACAATGTGGCTAAATGGTACAACTATTACAACAAGTAAATGGGTAGAATTGGCTAATGACGAAAAGGTAGTCCATCAATCCGGGGAAGAATCAATAGGTGGTACAAAGACGTTCACGGCTGGACCAATTGTTAAACAGGATACACCTGGTCTTTGGTTCAATGCCACAGGGTCGCCTGACGGAAACCAACAGCTTATCCGCCTTGGAAGTACAGGCACAATGGGCGAGAACATTGGATATTTTGGAACCAATCAGCTTGCAGTATTCGGTGGAGGGGAAGGTGCTGCAGCCCTTCAAAAGGATATATACACCAATGGAAAAGCAAAAGGTGATTTAAGCTTTTTGGATGCCACTAAAGAAAGTGCAGCGTTAGTCGGAGATGGATCAGTTTACATTATTACTCACGCCAACAATTACCAAAATGGTACATATTCAGGGCATTCAGTAATTGAGTTTACATCCGGTGGAGATATTCTGATCAATGGTAAATCTTATGATGCGGACTCGGTCCATAAAAGCGGTAACGAGACTGTCAATGGTGATAAAAATTTCACTGGTAATATGACTGGTACTACCAAAATAAATCAAATTCTCACTTCGTTAAATGGTAATAGTGTGGTATCCATGCGTCCGGATATTCAAGCTTATGAATATAGTTCAAAGGGGCTTACTTTTCGATTTAGTAAAATCGGAACAACAGCGTTTGTTAACATTTCAGGACAAGTTACCGAAGATATTACGTCAGAAGAGATACTTATGAGTTTTGGGGACGGAAGTAACGCTAAGGCATATGCATCTCCTTATTGGGCAGGTGGTGAAACTACTGGTTATAAAGGTAATGCAATTTCATTAGGTCAGGTTGGTTCCTTATCAATTTGGGATGACGGTAGTATAAGAATTAGCTATCGTGGGCCAAAAATAACCAAGGGAACGTGGGTAGATGGGAGTATTAATTATCTGTCTAACTCACCGTTACCGGCTAACACAATTTTACATAATAGTTGAGGAACTATGGAGGAAAAGGTAAGTGGGAGATTATCTAACGCCACTCATTAGCTTGCAACATTCTGATATGTTGGCTGTATTAATTGTTGTGTCTATTTTGGATATTATTTTGGGCTATGCTAAAGCCTTTACTTTGAAAATAGTGGATAGTTCAGTAGGAACGGCCGGGATATTGAAACATATCCTCATGGTCAGCGTTCCATTACTGATCTACCCACTTTTTTTCTTGGGTAACGCATTGGCTGCATGGAATGCATTCGTAGTTTCGATTATTGCTTCGAATACTGTAAGTGCTATGGAAAATTGGGTTCAAATGGGCCTACCGTTTCCAGACGGCTTCAAGCAATATCTGCGTAACAACAAGAAGAAATTACAACAATCGTTGGAAAGTCAGGAGAAAAAGAATAATGAATAA